TGTCATTGTCAGAATTAAGAAAAATTCGCAACAAATCAAAAAAGATAAAAAGAAGCTATAAAAAACAACTGCGCAAGCAAAGCCACGACATATCCAAACGCTACGGTGGTCGTTGATCACTAGCATAAATACTGTATGGATACAGTATTCGTAAAACTCTGTGTGGATTTACACTGTGACTGGCAGGGATTACCACCAGATTACCGTATCTATGTGGAAGACGAACTGTTTGCTGAACGCACTTATCGTTGGGAAGAACCTGTGTACTTAACAGAGATACTCCAGATTAATGCAGTACCTGACACAGAATATCTGGTCACACTGGACGATTTTGCACCACAAATTGCAAACTTTAAAATGTCCAATCACAGAGTCGAATACTGCGACTTGCCTGTGGAATTTCACAAGTGCAAGGACAAAAAATTTAGGTTTAAAGTTAAAAATGAAAGTTAATGAAATAATTTCAGAAATGACCAGTGCTGGTGCCGTTGCCGCAGTAGCGCAGCCTCTGGGTGGCATGCATAGTCGCAACCAGGGTGTATACACCAAGCCAAAAAAGAAAAACAAGAGTAAGAAATGAACGATCCACAAATGAATGATATTCTAGCACGGTTGAACTCTGTTGGCACCAAACCAGCAGATCCCAATAACAAGAGCAGCAGTGCAGGTGATCCTGCCATGCATGCAATACTAAGTCGTTTCCATGCTGTAGGCGGCAAAACCGCAGTCAACGAAGGGCTAGGCGCAGAGCAACGCAAAGTGGGTCAATTGAGACCAACCGACAAACCTAGCAAGCGCAAAGATCATCCTTTCAAAGGCAAACTAGTTGGCGAAGATGATACAAGTCGTTTGGCTCAACTAGAAAAAATGCGCAACCCAGAAGCAGAGGCAAACTTTGCTAAAACCGGTACTTATGGTCGCGACCAATCAGCAAAGATGCATTCAGGATTTTTCTCAATGCCAGACGAGTTTGCGGACCCACACAAAATGATCAAGGGCGCAATGAATATGGGTATGACAGCCGCTGATGTTGACGCTGCGTTGCCCAAAGGATACAGCATACCAGCGGCACAAGCACAAAAAACTTCGGGATTTAAAACACCGTTTGATCAACCAGCAGGTGCTACTAACACACCAACTGGATTTACACCAAGTTCTAATAAACTATTTCAAGACGAATTCAGTGAAGATTATAATGTAGACGAATATGATCAAGAAGGCGAAATGGCCAAGGGTCAGTTGGATCGTGCTGCTGACGCTGCACAAGAACTACACGATATCTTAGACGATGCTGATAACTTGCCAGAATGGGTACAGTCAAAGATTACTAAAGCACTGGATTACTTAGACACTGCTAGAGATTACATCAAAAGTGAATTCAACGAAGATGTAGACGCTGGTGTAGATACACTAACCATGGGCATTCCGCTGTTTATTCGCATGCTAGAATACGCTCGCGAAGAAGCACAAACCGATGCAGACTTGCACCATGTTACCAAGAAAATGATGGACATGGGCGGAAACGTTACTATGGATGACTATGATGAAATCATGTCCAGCGTTGGTGGCGAAGAATCAGAAATGGACGAAGCTGTTGGTGATAAACTCACTGATCTTGAGTATGGTAGCGCAACTGCCACAGCAACTCCAACCGTTGGGGGATATCATCAAAGACGTGATTTAGAAACAGGATCATACACTGATTACACAGACCGTGGCCCAATAAGCACACAAACAAACTATAACAAAGCAGGACAAATGACTAGCCAACATGCACAAGCACGTGTGGGCGATCAAACAATGGCACGTTCTCGTTTCTATCCTAAAAAGAACGAAAGCGAAGAATTACGCAGACTAGCAGGTCTTGCTACTGAAGATTATGTTGGAGGCAAGGAAGCACCACAAGATCTAGTAAAATCGCTAAGTAAAAGTTATAGAGACTTTGTTAAAGAAGTAGAACAACAAAGTGCTGCAAAGCCAGATCGTGAACTGCGCAGTAAAAAAGAAAAGCCACGTAAGTTTGGTAACATCCTGGGTGAAGAATAATGAATTTTTACGAACTATTTGAAGCAAGCAAAGAAAAAGAAGAAAGATCAGAAAAAGCTGGCGAATATCAGGATGTAACCATTGCTGATCCCAAAGCAGCAATTGCACTAAAACAAGCACGTGCAAAATACACATATGCACAGAGTGATCTGGAAGCATTTGTTAAAATGATGCAGGACGAAGAAGAAAAAGACCAGCAAGAGATTGATGATCTGGAAGCAGACACTGAACGTCAGGAAGAAGAAATTCAGCAAGCTGAAAAAGAAATCCAAAAATTAGAAAAACGCGAAGCACAGGACACAGCAAAAAATAATGCAAAAATCAACAAACTCAACAAAGAAATTGATTTGCAAAACAAACTGATCCAGACACTAAACACCAAAGAACAGGGATATGAAAAAGCATTAGCACAGTATGCTGACAGAATTGAAAAGCTCAACGCAGACCTAACAGACCTGGAAGATCGCCTGGGCGGCATCAAAGGATTCCGTTCCCGTCCAAAAACCAAGGCTGCACCATTACCAAAACCATCAGATTTTGTGGTGGATTATCCTGCTTTCCAGCGTATGCAGCAAAACGGAGAAATTCCAACATCAGACACAGAGTAATTACAGATTGTGTTTGTTAAAAGCGTGGTGGACCACGCTTTTTTATTGACTTGAAACATTATCCAATATATAATATTACATTCATACAGGAGATAAACATGAATGACGTAGTTTTTAATGCTGAACAAAAAGCAAAATTGAATAATCTGTTCAACGAAGGCATTGCTGTGATGACTGAAATTGAAACCCTGCAGGGCGGTCTGACAGATACCATCAAGGCAATTGCAGAAGAAATGCAGATCAAACCCAGCGTGCTCAAAAAGGCTGTGCGCACTGCTTATAAGAGCAAGTTTACAGACGAAAAGCACGATTACGAATTACTTGAAACTATTCTGGAAACTGTTGGTAAGACCTGGTAATATGTATTCGATCGTTCAACACTGGGATCCATTAAAATACTGTATAGTAGGCAGAACTTACCCAGGAAACTTCTTTAATGAAGAATGATGTTTATACAGATCAGATAATGAAGGATCATTTGTCCACGACTTGGGCAAATGGGTTTTATGCTAAGATAAGAGAAATATTTGCCGGATGGGAAATAGATTCAAAATTTAGTAATTGTACTCTAAAAGTATTAAAAGATGGTATAACAGTATCATTACAGATGTTTCATACTGTTCATAAAGATTTATATGAATGCGATATACTAATTTCAGAAGTGGTCACATTGCATCCTAACCAATTGAATCTCTGGCCTGAATTCTACGGTATATATTATCAGGATTTTAGATATATTAATCATATACCTACTAGAAAACTCAATTGCTTTATAAACAGAAGTTGTCCTTTTAGACAAAGTTGGTTTTATCAACTAGTACGCGAAGACATACTAGACAACACACACAGTTCTTTTTGGTCTCAAAACTTTGACTACAGTAATCTAAGCCCAATCGAACTATTCGATTATTTCTTTGAGCAAAACAAAATATTTGAAGCAGAGCACAACATTATTAGATCGCAAATACCGTTCAAAAATTTTGATTGCACACTAGAAGAAGCAATAATAGACAGCGAAAAAAGCATTGTGATTGAAACTTTTTTTGAAGAAACAGACATGATTTGTTTTACAGAAAAAACAATGCGGGTATTGCAATTACCTAGACCTTGGCTATTGTTTGGTAATCCGGGGTCTGTTGCAAAGTTACGCGAATGGGGTTTTGATGTGTTTGATGACTGGGTTGATCACTCTTACGATACAGAATTAGACCCAGTACGTAGACAACGGTTGATTTTAGATCAAATACATAATACAATACCATACACACAATCACTTCTTGACGAATTTGATCAACGTGCTAAGAGTAACCGTAATATATTCAAGCAATATCAAGAAAAATTTATAAACAAAAAAGAAAATACCATTTTAGAGAGTTTAAAAGATGAGCTTTGTAGACGCATTACACGATCGCGATCATGACCGTATTCTGGTTGTGGAGCGTGTTGATGGTAAACGAGTGTATAACGAGTTTCCGGCAGAATATGTATTCTACTATCCAGATCGCAAGGGAAAATTCACCACAATCTTTGGGAATTCAGTAAGTCGATTTGCAACACGCAACTTCAAAGAATTTCAGAAAGAAGTGCGTATGCATGCAGGACAAGAGCTATTTGAAAGCGATTTTAAACCTGTATTTCGTTGTCTGGAAAACAACTACAAAGGCAAAGACTCGCCTAAACTACAAACAGCATTCTTTGACATCGAAGTAGACTTCCATCAGGAACGAGGATTTAGTCCTCCAGAAGATCCGTTTAATGCTATTACTGCTATTACGGTGTATCTGGACTGGATGGATCAGTGCATCACGCTTGCTGTGCCTCCCAAGACCATGACCATAGAACAGGCCAAGCATCAGGTACAGGAGTTTGATAACACATTCTTGTTTGAAAAAGAACATGAAATGCTACTGGCATTTTTGGATGTCATCCAGGATGCTGATATACTAAGCGGCTGGAACTCCGAAGGTTTTGATATTCCATACACCATTAATCGCATCACAAGAATCTTAAGCAAGGACGACACCCGTCGTTTTTGCTTGTGGGGTCAGATGCCCAAGAAGCGCACATTTGAAAGATACGGTGCAGAGCAAGAAACATATGATACTGTTGGCAGAATCCACATGGACTACCTGCAACTGTATCGCAAATACACCTATCATGAAATGCACTCTTATTCGCTGGATGCCATTGCTGAATATGAACTGAATGAGCGCAAGGTGCAATATGAAGGCACACTGGACCAGTTATACAATCAGGACTTTCGCAAGTTCATTGATTATAACAGACAGGACACCATGATCCTGGGCAGACTTGATGAAAAACTCAAGTTTCTGGATCTGGCCAACGAACTAGCACATGCCAACACCGTGTTGCTACAAACCACCATGGGTGCGGTTGCTGTAACAGAACAAGCAATTATCAATGAAGCACATGAGCGCGGATTGATTGTTCCTGATCGTAAAAAACACGAACGAGATGACACGCAGGCAGCAGGTGCATATGTGGCTGTGCCCAAAACAGGCATTCATCAATGGGTAGGGTCAGTGGATATTAATTCGCTGTATCCGTCAGTAATTCGTGCGCTAAATATGGCACCTGAAACCATCGTGGGTCAGCTTCGTCCAATCATGACTGATCAGTTTATTAAAGAACGCATGGCCAAAAAAATGTCATTTGCAGCCAGCTGGGAAGGATTGTTTGGTACCATTGAATACACGGCCGTTATGGATCAGCGTGCAGACACAGAAATCACTGTGGATTGGGTCAATGGTGAAAGCACTGTACATTCAGCACGTGAAATCTGGCACCATGTTTTTAATAGCAACAGCAATCTGTGTTTAAGTGCAAATGGTACAATTTTTACATATGAACGCGAAGGTGTTGTACCAGGGTTGCTCAAGCGTTGGTATGCAGAGCGTAAAGAACTTCAAGCCAAAAAGAAAGAAGCAACCACCAAAGAAGAAATTGCTTTCTGGGACAAACGCCAGTTAGTTAAGAAAATTAACCTGAACAGTTTGTATGGTGCTATTCTTAACCCGGGCTGTCGTTTCTTTGATAAACGTATCGGGCAATCAACAACATTAACTGGTCGCGCTATCGCAAAACACATGGATGCGTTTATTAATCAGGTACTCACTGGTGAATACGATCATGTTGGTGACTGCGTAGTATATGGTGATACCGATTCGTGTTATTTCAGTGCCTGGCCTGTAATGAAAGATCGTGTTAGACGCGGAGAAATGGAATGGAACGCAGATGTTGCTGTGCAATTGTATGATGCAATTGGCGATGAAGTTAATAATAGTTTTCCAGGATTTGCATATAGTGCATTCCATTGTCCACAAGATTATGGAGAAATTCTTGCTTGTGGTCGTGAAGTCGTTGCTGAGTCTGGATTATTCATTACCAAGAAACGCTATGCATTGTTAGTTATTGACAATGAAGGACAACGCCTGGACATGGACGGCAAGCCTGGAAAAGTCAAGGCCATGGGTCTGGATCTGAAACGTTCAGACACACCCAAAGTTGTACAGGACTTTTTGAGTGATATCTTACAGCGTGTACTCAAAGGCACAAGCCGTGATGATGTAGTCAAACACATACGAGAATTCAAAATGGATTTTCATGCCAAGCCAGCCTGGGAAAAAGGAACGCCCAAGCGTGTAAACAATTTAACCAAATATGGTGAACTGGAACGGCAAAATCAATCATTTCATAGTCAGAAAGCCAAGGTAACCATTCCTGGGCATGTGCGTGCAGCACTAAACTGGAATTATTTGCGAAAGATGCACAATGATAACTACAGTATGGCCATTGTGGACGGCATGAAGACTGTGGTGTGTAAGCTCAAGAGTAATCCTCTGGGTTTAAACAGCATTGGTTATCCCACTGACGAATCCAGACTTCCTGAATGGTTCAAAGAGCTTCCGTTTGATGACGCACTCATGGAGAGCACCATCATTGATCAGAAGGTTGACAATCTGCTGGGTGTTTTAGAGTGGGACCTGCTGTCTAGTACCGATACCAGTAACACATTTGAAGAGCTGTTTGAGTTTGTATGAATTTAAGTAAAATCATCTCATATAATCGTGGCTTTGATGACGATAACATCGAACCTCTGGATCAGCACATAAAGTCTGAACTGGATATTCTGCAAGGTAAACTGGAAACCTTGCAGATACAGGATTATTCAGAGATTCTGTCAATCAGAGATTCAATTCTGTCAGATATGCAAAAACTCAAACATGCACTGGATGATTACAAAAGCTCATTACACAACGTCATTACACAGCAAGAGCAAGAATATTTTGTCAAGAGTTATAAGATCTACGAAGGCATGGCAAACGATACACCAGCGTATATTCTGGATCGAACCAATCCCAAGTCCATAGACAATTCTGTAGACTTTGCTGATCGTATCAAGCTCTACAGCAGTTGGAAAAATGCTGGGCTATACATACGACCCGGCAAAAACTTTTACATCAACGAAATGATTGATTCAGATCCACTGTATGTGGTTGATGAACATCTGGAATTGTTGGATCCAGTAAAAAAATTATGGACGCCAGAATATCAGGCTCGTTTGAGATACAAAATAATCAATGAACAGTCAGATCAGATATTTAAAAATTTGCCTGAACAACAGATTGGTTTAATTGTGGTCAGTGATTTCTTTGATTTTAAACCTTTTGAGGTCATTAAAAAATATCTCAAAGAATTCTGGGATCTGCTAAAACCAGGCGGAGTGGTAATTTTTACATACAATAATTGTGATCAGCCAGGCGCAGTTCGCAATGTTGAAAACTTCTTTAATTGTTATACTCCTGGGCGCCTAATCAAAGATTTTGTTGTGGGTCTGGATTTTGAACTGTTAAACAGTACAGAATCTGCTAGTGGAATCAATTGGTTAGAGATCAAAAAACCTGGAGATTTATCAAGCATGCGTGGTGGACAAACACTGGCGAAAATAATTAAATCCAAACAAGATAAAATCTAAATATACTTGCAAAATCACACACGTTATATTATAATAGTAACACACATAAAAGGAAAAACATGAGAGATTATTTACTAGACATTGTTAGTCACACATACGATTTGGGGACCATTGATTTAATCAAAATCACTGGTGATGCTAGCCAGACCATTATTGATGGTATTGCAAGCAACAAAACTGTGGTTGTCAAGGGAACATTCACAGTTCCCAGTGCGGAACTCACAGGTACATTTGGTATGCCCAATTTGAACAATCTGAAGACTCTGCTTAACCTGGAAGCATACCAGGAAGATGGTAACATCACACTTACGACCACAACTGTTGATGGTCAGACTGTACCAACTGGACTACATTTTGAAAACAAGGACGCTGACTTTAAAAACGACTATCGTTTCATGGTCAAAGATGTTGTTGACAATCAACTCAAGTCGGTGCAATTCAAAGGCACAACCTGGGGTGTAGAATTTAATCCCACAGTCGCCAGCACACAGAGATTGAAGATGATGGCCAGCACCAACAACACTGAGGTGTCGTTTCAAACCAAGCTGGATGGCGATCGACTCATGGTTTACTCTGGTGATCATAGCACACACGCTGGTGAGTTTGTGTTCCAGACTGGCGTGTCTGGCACACTAAACAAAACACTGAGTTGGCCAACTGACGTGGTTATTAAAATTCTTGATCTCACAGGCGACAAAACCATGCGCATTTCCGATTCAGGAATTGCAGAAATCACTGTAAATTCAGGACTGATTGAATATTCTTATCTGATCCCAGCACTTAGCAAATAATGAACCGAGACTTAACAACAGCACAGCAAGATTACGCTATCTATTTGCCAGCTATCAGTGGATTCTATTCCACATACATTGGCAAACAACAGTATGGCGAATATGTTCCAGCCAGCAGAATGCCTGCTGGTATTCCAGAAATGGAAATGCTAAACTTTTTTAATCCCCACAAAGGATTGTATCAGTATCAGTGGGGATTATATTCAGCTGGTCATGCTAATCTGAAATTGGACAAGAACAAACACGATCCCAAAGAAGCAATGATACGTGAACGTGGGGCACACACCACACTGGTTGCTGACTCAGGTGGGTTTCAGATCGCCAAAGGTGTCTGGGAAGGTGAATGGGCCAATCCCAACTGTCCTCGTGCAGAGAAATATCGCAGTCAGGTATTGAAATGGTTGTGTGAAATCAGCGATTATTCCATGGTTCTGGATATTCCAACGTTTGCTTATCTGGATCCTGAAGCATCAGCCAAGAATGGCATTCGCAGTTATGATGATGCTGTTAATGCAACCATCTATAATCATGAATATTTCATTAAAAACAGCTACAACGATGCTAAATTCCTGAATGTGCTTCAGGGCAACAACCATGCCGATTCTGATAAATGGTATGAGATCATGAAACAGTATTCAGATCCCAAGAAATACGACAAGTTTTTCCGTGGTTGGGCGTTTGGTGGTGCAAACAAAGCAGATCTACATCTGTCACTCAAGCGCATTGTCACCCTGATTCATGACGGTCTTTTACAAACTGGTATGCATGACTGGATGCACTTCCTGGGAACCGGACAGATTGAATGGGCACCAGTACTCACTGCAATTCAGAGAGCAGTACGTAGACATCACAACCCCAATTTTACCATTAGTTTTGACTCTGCAAGTCCGTTCTTGTCAACTGCAAATGGACACATATACACACATTCTGTGACACAAGCACACGAACGTTGGTCCTTGAGAACCGACGTTGCAGCAGACAATAAGAAATATGCATCTGATACCAGAGCATATCGTGATGCAGTCATCAGTGATGGTATTAATCAGTTCTTTGAAGATTCTCCCATCACAGAAAAGCTAAAGATTAATGATGTATGTGTTTATGCACCTGGTGAGTTAAATAAGATTGGCAAAGAAGGCAAAACCAGTTGGGACAGCTTTTCCTATGCGTTGCTCATGGGACACAATGTTTGGCATCACATCAACGGAATTCAAGAAGCAAATCGAATGGCTGATGCAGGTATCTTTGCATCAACACTGGAAAGCACGCTTATTCACGATCGTTCAAACATTCAGACCATCATTGATAAAATCTTTGCAGAACCTGATTACGATAATCGCATGTCGCTGATTGATCATTACAGTAAATTCTGGTCCAAACTACCAGGATCTTCTGGCATGGGCGGAAGCGAAAAGAAGGTAAAAAACGCAAACACAAACTTTTTTAATCATTTTGAAGAAATTGATAATGGAAATTCAGTTGATGATTCAGATTTTGATCAACAAAGACTTGATGAACTAGAGGAATCCGTATAAAATGCCTACTGTATCAGAAATACAAACACAATTAACAGCAGTTAGCAGAAAACTGGCAGAAACCAAAGACACACACCAACAAGACGAATTGCGTAAGAAAAAAACAGCACTTACACTGGATCTCAGAAGAGCGCAACAACGAGCATGGAATAACCGCAACGATAACATAGACTGGGGCGACGGATATTAATCATGGAAGAACAAATTAAACAAGCACAATTAGAAACTGCCAATCGCATTATGGATAAAGCATCCAGAATGATCTGGGTCACCTTACAAAAAGAAGGTATTCATCGTTATCCTGGTGCTGATACTGATCCCAATCTAGCAACAGGCGATTGGGATGACGTTTCATTCCTAGCAGTTCCACACAGACATATCTTTCATTTTAAGGTATGGATTGAAGTATTCCACAATGATCGTGACATTGAATTTATCCAATTTAAGCGTTGGATTAGTAGACTTTACGATCAAAGTGTGTTAGAGTTAGTCTATAAATCCTGTGAAATGATCGCAGATGATTTATATGCTGAAATAGCTAATCGTTATCCAGGTCGCGCCGTGTGGATTTCAG